AGGCTCTTGCATGATGCCAACGGAGTATTCTGGTCCGACACTGAATTAACGGATGACATTAACGATGGTCGTGAGAGGGTCGTTAGAGATACGGGTTGTCTACGAACTCTTTCCATAGCAAATACACCTATAGGTGGTGATGGCACGGCAGCCATTCCTTGGTCTTCTGGTCTTGCAGTAACCACAGGTCAGTATATCTTCTCTAACATTTATACTTATCAGGTAACCACATCTGGTAATTTGGGTACTACACCTCCGTCATATCCAGATAGTTATGGTAATCCTCCTCCATCTACAGCATTTACCAATGGCACAGCACAACTGACGTATTACGCACCTTGTGAGATTATTCCGTATTCAGCTATCAATACAACAAATCAAATACTAGATACGCTGAATGTAAACATTTATTGGGGGAATTCACGTATTCCTCTGAGATATATGCCGTGGACGTTATTTAACGCACAGCTCAGATACTGGCAAAACTACGTAGGTAGACCTGTTGCTTTCTCTATTTATGGGCAACAACAAATCTACATTGGTCCTGTTCCCGACCAAAGTTACTTGATGGAAGTAGATACGGTGATATTGCCTTTGCCTTTGACATCATCTAATGCAACGGTAACTGACCCTATCAATGACCCATTTACAACGCCTGTTGCTTTTTACGCTGCTTACAAAGCCAAGTACAAAGAGCAAAGTTATGGTGAGGCAGAGATTTATAAACAGGAATACAACAAGCACGTTCAGGCTGCTCTCAATAGTTCCTTTACAAGACGTATCCCTGACCCTTACTCTAACCCTTATTAAACATGGCATCAGCAGAACAAAAAAAGTCCTATGCCATCATTAAAGCCTTCAAGGGTCTAAACACCAAAGCCAACAGAACGGCTATCGAGAAGGAAGAGTTTTCGTGGCTTGAAAACGCTATGCCTATTGGTAGCGGTAATATTCGCATTGTGGCTTCTCAGTCTAATGTTACTTATGCAAGCAACAGTTCTAACAACATTGTTACCAATGCAAATGTCACTTCACTATATTCTGCAAACATTAACTTAACGGATTATTTAGTTGCTTTTGAAGATGACGGACGGGCTGAATATGTGAGTTTAGTCGCTACAACTGGTTCAGGTAATACATCAGGTAATATTGCAACAACAGGTACATTCAGTACGTCTGGAGTAACAGGTGCTCAATACAAAAATCAATATTTCATCATTGGTGACCCCAATAAAGGTTTATTTGCTTGGGATGGCACAAATAACATTCATATTGGTTCTGTGGGTAGTATTGGCATAACAAACCCAGGCTCAGGATATTTAGAACCTCCTTCTGTTACTATTTCAAATCCTAATGATACGGGTGGAACATTAGCAACAGCAGTATCTACTATTACTACGGGTGCAGGTGGTGTTGGTAGCATCAACGTCACTTCTGGTGGTTCTGGATACACGGCATTGCCTGGCGTGACCATTTCTGCACCAGATGTTCAGGGCGGTACGCAAGCACAAGCAGTAGCCACCATTTCTGGTGGTGCAGTGGTTGCAGTTACTGTGACGGTTGCTGGTTCTGGATACCTTAGTACGCCTTCTGTTAGTTTTTCTTCTGGTTCAGCAGCAGCGACTGCGGTGCTTATTAAAGGTACGGTTAACAGTGTTACCCTCACAAACGCAGGTTCAGGCTATACGGGCAACATTACAGTTACTTTTTCTGCTCCACCTTCAGGAACAACCGCAACAGCTATAGCCCAATACAACACATTTGCCACAGGCACTTTATCTGTTTTGGTGACCAACGGAGGCAGTGGTTATGGTGCAAGTGGTTCTTTTAGTGTTAGCTTTGCTGGGGGCAGTGGTGGCTCTGGTGCTGTTGGCACTGCTATTGTCAGTGGTGGAAGTGTTGTACAAGTCATAATGACCAACCCAGGCTCTGGGTACACGGTAGCACCAACAGTATCTTTTTCTTCAGGTTCAGGCACGGGTGCTGTAGGCATAGTTGTTCTCAATAGTAGTCCTATTGTTAGTGTTGCAACATTCTCAGGACGTACTTGGGTAGCACAAGGTCGTACAGTCACTTATTCTGCTTCTACTTCACCCTTTGACTTTACTTCAGTTAGTGCTGGCTCACTTACTTTAACTGATGAAACCTTGCACGGCAACATCACGGCTTTATATTCAGCCAACAATTTCTTGTATGTATTTGGTGATGACAGCATCAATGTGTTCTCAGATTTACGTGTTTCTAGCACGGGTGCAACCCTGTTTACCAACACCAATGTTTCCGCTTCTGTAGGTACAAAAAGGATTTACGCCATTTTTCCTTACTTCAGAAGTCTTTTATTCATGAACGACTATGGCATTTATGCTTTGGTAGGTTCAACAACATCCAAGTTATCTGACCCATTAGATGGCATTTTCCCTTACATAGACTTCACTCAGCCTGTTACTGGCGGTCAAGTCTTGATTAGAAACATTTTGTGCGCTGCATTTAATTTCTATTTAGGTAGTACCATTCCATACGGACCAAGTGCTTCTAGGTTTGTTCAGGCTATATTTTTTGATAAGAAATGGTTTATCACCAGTCAAGGTAATGCTCTTAATTACATTACTTCTGTGCCTGTAGGTGGTGTTATTAGCTTGTATGGAGTCACTAGCAAGCAGTTATACAGGCTATACAGCAACAATACAGCTAATATAGCAAGTTACATACAAACGGCTTTAGACCCTATGGGTGACCCTATACGGACCAAACAAGCATTAAAGTTTGGTGTAGAGGCAACGCTGAGCCAAGGTGGTATTTTTAACATTACCGTAGATTCTGAATCTGGGTCTAGTCCTAATTACAATTTAGGTACAAGTCCTTATTGGGTGAACAATTCTGGTGCAACTATTGGATGGACAAATTACTTGTCTAATACGATAATTTGGATAACTGGAAGTGGATATTACCTTTATAAATCAGATGCACAACAGTACGGTAAGTATCTAGGGTTAACCATGACAAGCAACAATGCAGCGTTCACGGTTAATACATTTGAGTTTGAACATGAATTAAGAGTGAGGTTCTAACATGACAGTTCCATATACGTTTTCTACCGCAACATCAGCGATACCGCTATCTCAGCTAGATAGCAACTTTGCTACGGCTATTACGCTTGGTAATACTGCGGTTTATCTTGGAAATACCACGACAAGCCTTGGTAATCTTACTTTAACCAACGCAACCATTGTTAGTTTGTCCTCTCCTATTAGCCCAGCTCAAGGAGGTACGGGACTCACAACCATTACAGCTAATGGATTGATGGTCGGAAATGGTACAAGCAATGTCACCATTATTTCCGCAGGTACATCTGGCAATGTGTTGACTTCTAACGGTACGGCATGGCTTTCACAAGCAGCTACTGGACAAACATACCCTGGTGCAGGCATAGCTAACAGCACAGGTAGTGCTTGGGGTACATCTTACACAACGAGTGGTTCAGGTACTGTAGTCGCATTGAACAACACACCTACGTTAACCAACCCAACTATTACCAATTACGTTGAGACTCCTTATTCAGCTAATAGTTCAACAGCAATTACTTTAGCTTTGACCAATGGGACTGTACAAATCATCACGTTAACAGGTAATGCAACAATTACGATGCCAACTGCTGTAAGTGGCAAGTCATTTACTTTACTACTTAAGCAAGATGCAACAGGTTCTCGCACAGTTACTTGGTCAACAGTTTCATGGCCTGGGGGGACTGCCCCAACAATTACAAGTACAGCAAGTAAGTTAGACAAGTATGTGTTTATCTCAGATGGCACAAGTTGGTTTGGTTCAACTGCTGGTCAGAACTACACATAAGGACTGCCATGTTTTCAAGCAATAGTTCACAGGTTAGTTCAGCGTACAATTACATAGAGCAAGTATTTAGCACCTATGTTTATCCTGGTACAGGTGGTTCTATAACTATCAACAATGGAATTGATTTAGCAACCTATGGTGGTTTGGTTTGGATTAAAAATAGAAATAATGCAAGTCAAGATTTAAATAACTATTTAATGAATTCTGCAACGGGTTTTGGTAATAATTTAACATCTAACAACACAGCGGCACAATTATCTTATGCTTTAATATCTAGTGTATCTACTACTGGATTTACTGAAACTTTAGGATTTCCATCTTCAGTTAATGAAGTCTCATGGACATTCAGAAAACAACCTAAGTTTTTTGATATTGTGACTTTTACAGGGACAGGCTCTGTACAAAATATTGCACACAATTTAGGTTCAACCCCAGGATGTATTATTGTCAAACGAACAAATGCATCTGCTAATTGGTCTGTTTATCATAAAAATTTAAACGAATATAGATATGTTTCTTTGAATTTAGCAACAGGTGAAACTATAAGTAGTGCATTTTGGAACAATACTGCTCCAACTTCTACTGTATTTACTGTTGGAACTGATGCAAGTGTTAATGCGTCTGGTGGTAATTATGTTGCATATTTGTTTGCATCTGATGCTGGAGGTTTTGGATTGACTGGTACAGACAATGTGATTACTTGCGGTCAATTTGATACCAATGGAGCAAGCAATGCAACAGTAACATTGGGCTATGAACCACAATTCATATTATTTAAATCAAGAAACTATGCAGACAATTGGATTGTAGTTGATACTATGCGTGGATGGAATTATAGTCAAGGTATAAACTATTTAGAACCTAACGCTGCCGTTGTAGAAGCAAATTATTCTGCTGGTGGCTATCCAACCGCAACAGGATTTCAAGTAAACACAGGAAACCCAAGCTCTTCTTACATCTACATAGCAATACGCAGAGGCCCAATGGCTGTTCCTACTACTGGTACTAGTGTGTATAGTCCCGTGGCTAGAACAGGAACAGGTGCTAATGCAACTGTTACCGCTGGATTTACGCCAGATGTTTTATGGTATTCAGGTAGAAATGCTTATTACAATCGTGGACCAGTAGATAAATTGCGTGGTGTTACAAAATATATGTATTTCACTAGTACTGGCGCAGAACAAACTTTTACAACTGAAGTAACAGCATTAACAAATACTGGAATGACAGTAGGAGATAGTTCTGGTTCTGGTGATATTAATACAAGCGGAATTCCAATGATATATTGGTTTTTGCAACGTGCGCCATCATTCTTTGATGAGGTTTGTTATACAGGCGTTGGTGGTGCAAATGGTATTTTTAATCATAATCTTGGTGTTGTACCTGACTTGGTTATTACTAAATGTAGGTCAAATGGAACATATCCGTGGATTGTTTGGGCAAAGGCTTTATATTCTGGAAGTTCACAAGCTAATGGATATTTAAATACTAATGCAACTTGGGGTCAATACAACCAAGACTTTAGTGACGGTGCGGCCTCATTTACATCAACAACATTTCCAGGTAGTTATAACTATGGTAATGCTAGTGGTCAGACATATGTAACTTACCTTTTTGCCACTTGCCCAGGTGTTTCTAAAGTAGGTTCATACACAGGCAACGGTTCAACTCAAGCCATTGCGTGTGGGTTTACAGGTGGTGCAAGGTTTGTATTGATTAAATGTACAAGCGCAACAGGTGATTGGTATGTTTACGATACTGCCCGTGGCATGACAACATCAACAGACCCATATTTGCTTTTAGATACTACTGGTGCTGAAGTAGCAACACTTGGATCAGTTACAACTACAACAGGTGGGTTTACAGTAAATGCCGCAATATTAGCCGCTATCAATACAAGTTCAGCAACTTACATTTTCTTAGCAATTGCTTAAAGGATAATTATGGAAATCAGAACACAAGACGGTCAAGTGATGTTTGAATCAGAGTTTCGTAAACTCTACCCGAACACATCTTTTCCACAAATTATCAATGCAGAAACTCTTAATGAGTTTGGTGCAAGCGTAGTCTTAGAAGGCCCACAAGCCACACCTACACGCTATCAAACAGCGTTCAGAAATGGCGTTCAAGAAATTGATGGTCAATGGTATACAAAGTATTCTGTTGCTGACTTGGACGATGAAGCTAAAACTGCTAAAGACACATACCAAGCCAAGTCTGTAAGAACACAAAGAGATGACAAACTAAAAGCTACTGACTGGCGTTTCAGAAGTGATATGAACCCATCACAAGCATGGAAAGACTACTGTCAAGCATTAAGGGATTTACCTAGCGCAACAGGATTTCCTTGGGACATGGAATGGCCTAATGAGCCAGGAGCAACTACATGAGTACCAATGCTTTTACTAAAACAGGTAACACCGTAGTTTTTACGGCTGCTACTTCTGCTCCTTCTCCTGTGCAATGTAGTTCTACAACCCTTGGTGGTAATCAATACAGGATTATCAACTCAGGCAATGTGACGGTGTTTCTCGGATATGGAATAGCGTCTACAGATGCAACAAACAATGCTGTGGTAGTAACATCTACGGGCACGGCTTTTCCATTGTTATCAGGTACAGATGAAATATTAACATTTGTGCCTAATGCTTACTTTACGGGCATAACCAGTAGTGGTTCTGCAAACATTTATATCACACCAGGTGACGGGATGTAATCATGTTAAAAACAGTAGCAATTAGCAGTGGTGGTGGTGGTAATGGAACGGTAACAAGCATTACCGCTGGTACAGGTTTGTCTGGTGGAACTATCACAACGTCTGGCACTATCAATCTTGCTAATACAACTGTAACGGCTGGTACTTACTCAACAGCAAACATTACTGTTGATGCACAAGGAAGAATTACTTCTGCGTCTAGTGGTACTGGTAGCACTGGATTTCCCATTACTCTTGGTAATACATCTATTACGGCAAGTAGTACAACTACAAACGTAGGAAATTTAACGCTTGCTAATGTAACAATAACAAGTGTTGGTACAACATTTCCCAATAGTTATCTAGCTAATAGTGCACTCACTATTGGAAATACATCTGTATCTCTTGGTGGAACTGTTGCAAGTTTTGGTAATGTTACTCTTACAAATGTCACTATTTCTAGTGGTAATGGAACATTTACAAATGCTAATGCAACTAACAGCACAATAACTAATTTAACAAGTAGCAATGTTAGCATTACAGGAGGCTCTATCAATGTCCAGTCTACTAATCTTGTGTCTACCACTTCTAGCACTGCTACTTATGGGACTGCCTCTCTTCCTCTTCAACCTCTAGGCTTTATACAAGTTGACCTTAATGGCACGGTTGTTAAAGTTCCTTATTACGCTGTTTAACATGACAACACTTACAGAAGTTGATTTCAAAATAGACGCACACGTAGATGTATGCGCTATAAGATACGAAAGTATAGAACGTGAAATGCGTGGGGTAAATGCTCGCTTGAAACGTTTGGAAGGTATTTTGATAGGGTGTGCTGGGGCTATCATTCTTCTTTTACTTAACATCATGACAAAATGAACAATGACAATCTGTCTTATGTTGAGTTTGGAGATACAGAAGGTTTAGGTAGGTTCTTGTTTGAGAACGGTGTTCAGCATCAGTTGTTTTACGAGATTCTGGCTGACAAGGGTATTCTTGTGCAGAAGTATCCGTTGATAGATGCGGATACCAAGAACCTAGATGACTGGCTTTTTGTGCACA